TATACGTGGGCATACAAGTATTTAATTGACACCACAAAAAAAGCACTCCTAAGAGTGCTTTCTTTTTACTAGTACTTGTACTAGTATTAGGCTTGCGCTTCACCCCAACGTAGAACCAAGTTCTGGTTAATTGGGCTACCTTGTGTAATATAAGCATTAATAAACAAGATATCACAACCGTTTGGATAAGTTCCACGGCCACCAATTGGAGTATTGGTCAATTCCTTAAACAAACTCAAATCCAATGAGTCTTTGTTAGCTGGCGCATTAATGTATGAGAATACAGTTTCGCCTGGTAGCGCATAAGTGCTACGACTAATGTTAACCTGACTGGTCAATGCGTTAGTACCCACGATAGTTGTCAGCGTTGCTTGATTCAAGTAAATGCCATAGTACTGTGCAGTTAAACTTGCTGGACTACCAATTGATGTAATAGTTGTACCTGAGGCATTGACCAGTGCGTATGTACCAGTATAGCCTGCTTGTGTAGCAGTATTGGTCAACTGTAGTGTTACCCATGTGTTAGCCACTGTACCTGAACCAGCAATTAAACAGCCTGGCAATATTGGGTTGTTGGCCACGCTAGTAGCTGAAACTACTAGCGTGTATGGTGTACCAGTAATAGTTGTTGAGTTTGGCAATGATTGGCTAACACTCAATAACCAAGTACTTGGACCAGCTGTAGCACTACCAGTAATGTTGGCCACAATATAAGTTCCTGTAGCAACACCAGTTCCTGTTAGAACCATACCAACTGCCGCAGTACCTGCTGTTACATTGGTAGTTAGCACGTTACCGCTAATTGTACTAGCTGTGAATGTAGCTGTTGAACCCACTGTAATTGTAGCAGTAAATCCTGGAGCGTAACTTAACAAGTTAGCAACTTTGGTTTGTCCATACAAACTAGCTGTACTAGTTGGGAAAAACACGTCATCACCTACTGCAACTGCACCTGATGTGGCTGCTGTTAGGTTAATAGTAGTTGGAATATAGTTGGTGTTAGCTGGAACGTATGTTGGTACGTTCAAGAAGTTGTTAACTGCACCTGTAAACACCATGCTAGTACCCGGAGCTACTTGACTGAAACTTGGCTGTCCAGTTGGGTTAGCTGATGAGTTCAAACTGGCAAAGCTGATGTTAGTCAACGTTGGCATGTTACTTGGATTGATAATACCTTCAATAACCAAGGCCGCGTTACCAGCACCACTACCCGCACTAGATTCTAGTGTTTGTAGCAAGAAACTCGCACGGTTAATAAGTTCACGTGCTCCAAGATCTCCTGGAAGAGCGTTACTTACGCTAGGTGCTAGACGTACAGCAAACGCTGTGGTCTTCTTAGTGCTGATGTTAACGTTAGGTTGGCTGTAGTTGAAAATGTATGAACGATCTGAGTCAAATCCACCGTCTTCAATAAACGCCGCGCCCCAGTGACTTACAACTGGACTTGCTGTACCGTTAATTAAAATTACACCAGTACTTGTAGCATGTGTTGCGGCTGATCCACCTGTAAATGTGCGTTGGTTACCAGCGGCCCATGGAGTAAGTGACACACTACGTGAGCAACCTATTAGAGCATTAACGCCTTGATAGGCACTAATACCGCTAGCCACTGCCGCTACTTGTGTAAACAATGGACTTAAACCACTGCTTGCACTGATTGTAATTGCAGGTGCGTTTGTAAATGTGCTAGTGTTGATAGTGCCTGTAAATGTACCAATACCTGCAATGTAATAAGTTGTTCCTGGAACAATATTACCTATCTGTGTGGCAAACGCATTGGTAAACACAATTGGTTGACCTGTTGCCATGTTTGTAGTATTTGATACAATAATAGCATTACTTGAACCTGTTCCAGTTGTAGTAACAGTTAATCCAGCAGTAGTTGTTGCTGTTGCACTAGCATTAATCTTACCAGTATAAGTGATAATTTCATTATCAATTAGTACGGCTTGGCTGAAATAAGTTGCTAGAGTTGGGAAGTAAGTAGTGTCATTAACAGGAATTACTGTATCAGTAGAACCAACACTTACTGAACCAACTGTGTTAGTACGAGCACTTTCGTTTTGTACTTCATAACGTACTGGCAAGTTACCAGCTCTCATCCAAGCTTCGTTGTTTAAGTTGTTGTTACGTAAACGGTGTACAGTAATGTACTTGCCTTCTGGGCCACGGAACATCCAGTCAATAAATCCAGCACCATACCATGTCCACTGTACACAAACCATGTTCATCTTTGTTGGGATAATATTGTATCCGCTTGGATTAAACGGACCGTTAGATCCGTCACAACGGTCTATGTTCCACTGGCTTTGTGGAACTAGACGATCAATTGTTTTGGTAATTTTAATACCACTTAGACTTGCATAACCACGATATTGCGGGTTAACATACATTAGTGTATCCGATACAACTTGTGTTACCATGTGTGTCATACCACGGATAACAATACGATCACCTGCCCATAATTGGCTTGTGAAACGTGTGTTGATACCAACAATTTGTCCAGAACCAACTAGTACTGTTACTGTACCAGCTAACTGGAATGTACTTGAACGACGGCCTGCATATACGTTTTGTCCATCGTAGGCAAAGTAAACACCGTTTTGTTCATCAAATGTTCCTGAACGAACAGTAGCACCAGTCCAGTTATTAATGCTTAACAATGCTGGGTCAACAACTGTAGCACCTGTAACACCACTCGATGTGCCTAATACAGATAATCCTGCTAGTACAAGTGTGCGTTCATCAATAATAGCCACTACTGGTTGACCAGACGCTGGGCTATTATATCCAGTAGTTAAAACACCACTTAGTGTAACAACAGCACCAATTTGACATCCGTGATCCACATCGTCTGTTACAACTGTAATTGCTGGAGCAATAGTGCATGTAGCTGTTACTGCACCACCTGTAATTGAAATAGCAGTGGCAGTTGGATAAGCTGGGCTAGAACCTGAGTTAATATAACTATTAGCAATAGTAAATGTTGTTGCATTTGTAGTTGTTGCTGTGACAAAATAAATTCCGCTGGTGAATCCACTAGTTCCTACATTAGTAGCTGTAATAGTGACTACACTACCTTGTGTTACACTAATTGCGCTTCCAACAGTAACAACACCAGCACTTGATATATTACTAATAGTAACACCAGTCAAATACTGTGTGGTATTGGCACTAACTGCACGTACAAAATAATTTGGAGCCATTAGCAAACCAGTGTTGAAGTTAATTGCCTTACCAGATTGATAACGAATATACTTCTTGCTCATACGTATTGCCTGACTACCATGACTTGGTAATCCTGTACCTAATTGTACACCACCGTCAAATGGTCTATGTGAATAGAAACTATCTGGACGAGCATATACTTGAGCTCCAATTGTTCCACTAATTAAACCATTAGCACGAGCTGTATAAGTGAATGTTGATAAACTTGGTGTTGTTTCGACAAAGAATGGGCCAGCTACTAAATTGTTATTATTCGTTCCGCTATCAGGTGTAGTTAAAACAACGTTAACAGTATCACCAGGAGTAAATCCATGATTACTATAAGTGTTAACTGTAACAGTAGCTTGAGTATTATAAGTAGTCATAGTTTCGCTACCAATAGTACCTGGTGTTGTACTTAATGTCCAAACACTAGTCGGGCTAGCTACGCTACCTGTACCGCTTACGTTGGCTGTAATAACAGTGCCACTTGGAATACCTGTTCCAGTAACAGCCATACCTACTGCAATTTGGCTAGCAGTACCAGCGGTAACTGCTGACACACTTAATTGGTTGGTTGCTACACTGGCTGTGATAGTTAATGCTGTTGCAGGAGTTGAATAAGTCCATGTAGGTTGGTTAACTGCTGTAACTGCTAAGAATCCTGAAGATACTGTAGTTAATGTAACTGGTACACCGACTGTTGCAGATAGCGTGCCAGTAGCAGTACTAGTTAAGGTCAATGGAAGGATACCGCCAGCAGTTGTAGTTAAAATAGCGTTGCGGCTATCAATAATTTGATAGACATAGTATGTTGTATTTGTACTTAATCCACCAAAGTTACCGCTACCACCTGTAACAACTGCTTCACCCACTATCATGTTAGTAGTTGTTCCAAATGTAACATAGTTGTTAGTTGCGTTAGTTGCTGTAATATTTGTAGTATAAACTTGGTTGTTACTTACAGTAATTGTGCCACCTGCACCTGGTGTTGGAATACTTGAGATATAATATTGTGTACCTGCTGTTAAGCCACCAAAACTTGCACCACCAACTACATACATATTACCACCGATTGCGGCAGTTAGTGTTGGGTTAGTTGAACCACTGCTGGTAGTTACCACTGTAGCTGTACGACTATCAACAATCGTTTGTACATAGTATGTTGTACCAGTTGTTAAACCGCCAAAACTAACACCAGAGAAGTATAAAGGCATATTAGCATACATACCTTGTGTGCTACCAAATGTAATATAATTAGCATTGGTTGTACCAGCTAGGTTAGCTTGTCCTGTAGCAATTGCGTTGGTATTAACTGTGTTAAATGTAATTGCACCGCCTACTTGCATACCAGTAGTTGTTGTAACAGTAACTAAGTTACCCGTAGCGTTTGTTGCAGTAGCAGTAGCAGAAACAACTGCGTTAATGTTTGATCCTGTGTAGAATCCACCTTGGCGTAGCTGAATAAATGGAGTATAAATGTTATCGTTGTTATTGTAACCTACTTTACCCTTTGCATAGTAGGTAAATGTATATGTTGAAGCTGTATATACAACGAAAGAACCTTCTGCACGATCATAACCTTGATAAGCTGAGTTAAAACCACGGATCGTAATTGCTTGACCGTTTGTATAACCGTGTGCAGTAGCAGTAGTAATTGTGATTAATGATTCTGCTGTAGTAGCGCCACCTGATGCCGAAGATGCATCTGTAGTAGCGGCTGTAACAACTAAATCAGTACCGGGAATTTCATAAATGGCAGGATAAGCACGTTGTTGGCTAATAGTCAACCATTTAGTAGGTTGCATACCATATTCAAAGTCAGCGTCTAGTAATGACTGTGGAGCGGCAACACGTTGACGTTCAAAAGCATCTGTACCAATTTCTGGACTACGAACATATTGGAATGGTTGTTCGTATAGTACTTGTAACACATCACTGCTAGCAATACCGTTAGTAGCAATGCTGGTAATTGTGGCGGCATTCAACTGAATAGTAGTTGTACCATCTGTATTATCCAATGCACTGATAAAGTTTAGATCGTTTGCACGGCTAAATGATACAGTGGTTCCTGTAAAAGCAGGATCTGCAAAGTTATAAAGTATTACATTTTTGGTAGTATCAGTAATAACCAGTAATTGTTGCAGGTCTATTTTGCCTGGAACTTCAATTTGTCCTAGTGACGCATTAAAAACGTACTGTCTAAGTTGTGCTTTTGCCATTTAATTCTCCGTGATATCTTATTTATCGTTAGCTTAGGGCGGCTGCCATGGCTATTGACAGCGTTTTTACGTTTGTTCCAGCTAGTGTTTCTGTACCTGTAACATTTAAATTACCTGTAATTGTTTCGCCTGTTTGTGTTGTAATTGTTCCGGAAACTACTAAATTTCCAGCAATATAAGTATTGCCTCCAATACCAACACCTCCAGTTACTTGCAACGCACCAGTTGTAGTGCTAGTACTAGCCGTAGATGCCGTTACTACGACATTGCCTGCGGTATAGATGTTACCGCTAGCGCCAATACCTCCTGTGACTACTAGTGCTCCAGTAGTAGAACTTGAGCTTTGTGTGCCTACAATAATATTAGTTTGGCCACCAACTGTTAAACTAGTTAGTGTACCAACTGTAGTTAAACTTGAACTAACCACACTGGTTGATAAGTTTGAACCAGCTAGTTGGCTAGCCTGTACTGTGTTGTTTGTCCATGCAAAACCAGTACCGGTCCATTGCAAATATCCTACTTGTGTTGGTGCGCTGATAAAGTTTGTTGTTCCTGCGGCTGTTTGATAAACTAGTTGATTAGCGGTTCCTCCGCTTAAATTTGTAGCTGTCGTAGCATTGCTAATAGTGCTAGGAAATGATACAGTAGGATAACTTAAAAGATTCCATGCAGTAGCGCCATCTCCGTACTTTACTTTAAGTGTATCAGTTTCTAATCCTGGTTCACCACTGGCCAACACAGGATTAACACTAGTCCAGTTAGCCGCTGTATCTCTTCTTAATTTTATTTGTGCTGACATTATCGCCCCTCGATGGTATATTTATCAGTTAACTCATGGCTGCCGCAAGTGCAAGAGATAAACTTCTAATGTTTTGTCCATTTAACGTAATTGTACCTGTAACTGCAAGATTGTTTAATGTTCCAACACTAGTTAAACTACTAGATACAACATTACTAGCTAATGTAGTTCCAGTTAAACTAGCCGCAGTAATGCTTCCACTACCATTAACTGTAATAGGAGTTCCATTAATTGTAATTGTACTTGCGGCTAGTGTACTTTGAGTAACATACGTGGTTAAACTACTAGCCAATGCATAAGCGCCTAAACTTGCTGTAGTTGCATAAGAACTTAGGCTAACTTTGGTAGCATACAAGTTCATATTAGGCGCATTAATTAAATCATTATAATTGCCGCTAGTTGCCACAGTAGCTAAACTTGGCTGACCTAATGTCCAAGTTAACCCATTCCATTGCCACGTGGCATTGCCTGTGGAATATATTTGATTTAATACGGGATTTGCTGGAAATGCTACACTCATACGTTTAAGCCAATGCGGCCCCCATAGCTATTGAAAATGATTTGATATTAACTCCGCCCACTATTGCTATTGGAGTTGTTAAGGTTCCAGTAAACACTGGGCTAGCTTTACTAGCATAAGAATTTAATGTAGTTGTTAAATTTGCTGTTGTTGTGTAAGAACTCAATGCGGTATTTCTTGCTGAAATTGTGTCATAAGAGCTTAATGTTGTTGTTAAATTTGCAGTAGTTACATACGGACTTAATGCTGTAGTTAATGCAGTGGTTAACGATGTGCTCAATGCAGAACTCGTTACATATGAACTTAATGTTGACGTTAACCCTGTTGTAGTTACATACGAATTTAATGCTGTATTCAAAGCAGAATTAGTAACATATGATTGTAATACCGTAGCAACATACGGTTGTGTAGCAAGGCTAGTTCCGCCCGAAGTAACACCATTCATTATTCGTAATGTACCGTTGGTGTTATCATAAACAACATCGCCATTCATATAGCTAATGCTGTTTAAATCTACTGCATCGTAGGGCAATAGTTTTACGCTATGTACGGTTTTGCTCATGAAAATACTAGTCCTTTATAACTAGTATTTAACCGTTTTACTCTTTGAAATAATACTCGTAATTGACGCTAGTAGGGTTTTCTTTGCGAATTTTAGCACCGTTTTTCAAATGGAAACGTCGTGCTGTAGGTGTCTGAGGACTTAGTGTAACTATGCCTTTAAGCTCACTGTATTCTGATTTTAGCCAAGATGCCGCTTGTTGTAGTAAGGTTGCGCCGGCGCCCGGTGCATAACTCCAAATAGTATAAAATACAGCGATACTTTTGTCTTTTTCCATAGCCACTAGATCTGCTTCATCTTCGGGAACTGTGCTTAACCATTGCATACAAGTAGCCGCTAAAACTTCTTCTCCTGCTTTGAGAATAAGAATTTCTGCGGCATCATTGATACGTTGCTCAAGCGGAATATGAGGACGTACGGGGTCATCTTTGATAATTCTTACCAAAGGATCTGTGATATCTCTTATACGATGAAGTTCCATGTTCGCTACTTGGTTGTGTTATATGCGTATTTATTCATTCGGCCTAAATATCGTCTCCGGGGAGGTTATTTAACAATTCTCTCAGCTTAGTACTTTCAACTTGTGCTTTAACTTTAGGTACAGCAATACCATCGGCAGGGTCTTCTTGTGCGCTAACTGTTTGTCGTTGTTTGATACTGTTCAACAAGACACTACCTGCACTTGGTGCACCGTTGCCATAACCATCTTGTTCATCTAAGTCGCTGATACGTAATGTGTCAATGTTAAATTCCAAATCAATCTTCATACCAACACCACTTGAAGAACGTGTTTTCATCAGCTGAATTTGATAACGTCCACGCTCACGCATAGCACGACTTGTAAAGATACCAAACACGTTATCTGCTGTCTGAATCTTACTTAATCCGCCTGAAATATGACTGTGGTCAAACTCAACTTCTTCAACAGCACCACGATTCAACTGTGC